GTTGATAATGGCGAAGTCTTCTTTAGACTCGTCGAGGGTGACCTGGCCACTGACGATTGGAAAGTCGTCAGGGCCTGGTACCTGTAATACTAACACGTCGACGGATGATGCAGTCGAGAAAAATGCGGGAGCGGTAATGCTGATGTATGCATTGGGCCCCGTGACGTCTATTAGATATAGTCCGGTTGATATTGTTGATTGTTCAATTTGTTCAGTGTACTGTGGTGAGATAGCGTTAAAATGCCATCCTTCGTTGGCAAAAGCGCAGTATGCCGGGCTTACTGCAAAGCCGCCTCCTAAGCCACCACCACGAAAGGTGATTATCACCAGGAATCTCCCTCCTACGAGGTTGGGATCAAAGTGTATCGAGTTGTAACCAGAAGAACCATCTGCGGGTGCACGAACCGTGAGATTCATGTTTCCCCCAACTCCCAATTGGATGGGACTGAGGGGGTCAAAAGCATCCCACGAGCCGTTTGAAATACGACCGTATCGTGACCCACTGAAAGTTCCGTTGTCAATTCTTGGTTTCTCAAATTCGATATCGTATGATACCCATAATTCTCCTATGGTGGCAGCCGCTTGCATCCCAGTGGTGGCCAAAGTGAACTTGCCCCAATCGTAGAGTCGTTCATCTTCTGTGGAGCTCAATGCTCCAGTTCGGACGAAATGGACTCGGAATGGGGTTTCACCCACGGCGCACTCGATAGGATGCATGGCGCATTCATTGGGACGGACGGATGTGGCATATTCATGGTTCTCCATTTCTAACTTGGTTCTGAAAGGCGAGTCATAGCAATTGTACTGTGTAGCCATCACGACAGTACCTAAAGCAGTATTCGTAGAATTGAGAGCGCTAGCGGAAGTGGAATTGAATGTGAAAACCATTCCATGTACTGTGTACTGAGTGTAGAGAGCAGCCATGCGGCTTAGCCACGGGAAGGTTTGGACAATTCCTGGATTGATGTCAAAGGTGCGTGTGGTGAAACTGGTGGATCCAACGATGTCTCCTAAATATTCTCTGTGGGCGACACGAATTGAATGATTCGACGGACGGAAATCCGGAACTTTCCCCTTAAGTATCGAGTTCTTCTTGACGACATAGTCGCCAGAACCCAATATTTTTGAGAGGAAAGAACCAGCAGCCGCTCCAACTGGTGCGAACTCGGGGCCAAAAGAACCCCCGACAGCTCGCCCGGCTGCAGTGAGAGCTTTGCGTGCTGCGGTCCTGCGTTTTCTGGCTTTCCTGCGACGATCTTTCTTTTGCTTCAGTTTCCCTTTATTGCACGGTGGCTGATCCAACGATTCTACGTACCTATTGTACGATTCGTGGAGCCACGCTCCGTAATCCAGGGACAGATAAGACATGGTGCTGAAGAAAGCATGATGGAAGCGGTGGCCGTAATCCTTGTCGTATCTAGCCATCAACATCCTATCCTCTTCTGCTCCGAATCTATATCCTGATTGCCAAGCCTGGAAAATGTTGGTCACTCCGTCCAATTTGGTGATCTCTTCGGCGCGCTCGGGCGTCTCTTGCACGGTGTAGTGGGCGTATTTGTTCTCTTCGTATTCGAGGTCGAGATCGACTTGAGCCATTCTCTTGACTAACGGGTGGGTCCAAAACAATGGGAAGTCGGACAACAACAGTGCCTTAATCTGGGATTCTACAAAGTAGATCTCAGACAAGTTAGTGTTGTACTTTCGACAAAACCATTGATACGTGTCCACACCTGGTGTCAATACGATGCCTCCTTGCGGTCGGTACGGATTCCATTGTTTTCTCCAAACTTTGGGTTTAAGTCCAGCTTTCTCACTCAGAGTGCAGATGGTGCGGAAGAGGATTCCGACAATGGGTAGGTGGCCGCTGGTACACAGCAGGCTCTTAGCTATCCCATAGAGGTATCCCTCCCCTACACCACCCAAATTCACTCCGAATTTGGAAAGCAACTTCCCAGGTTTGTTAGCATATCTACGATGTCCGTCCACTGGAGGAAACCAGCCACTACAAAATTCTACCTCGTCCATCGAGCCCTTTATGTTAATCTCGTACTTCATGCCCAGTTGGCGATAATTTTCCTCGACTTGTTTCTCGTCGACCGTTTCACATCCGAAAATGAGGTCATCTCCCAAGCAACACACTTTGAAATCTCCGACGTTTCCAAAACAATAGGAAAACAATACGAAAGATGACAAAGTGTTGAAGGCGGACGTAAGGCCCGACCCGGACATTCGCCCGTGCTTCTGAGACACAATGATGTCCTTCCGGTTGTCCGAGTAAGTGTGGTTGATGTAATGTCGCAAGAACAACTCTTTCCCAGGGAAGTCTGACACGCGGTTTGTGAGGCAACTAACCTCGCCGCGGAGAATTCCTTCGCACAAACTACCATCGAAGTTGGAACCATCGGCATCGCCGAACTTGGAGAATTTTTCAATCTGCTCAGCAACCTTGCCAAGTATGTCTGGAGTGGAACTGCATGCATAGTAGAACTGACTATCGTGGTTGAAGTGTCTCGCCAATGCTTTC